GAGCGGCTGCCGCAGCAGATCGACGGTCTCGGGCCGCGCATAAGTGGCGTTCAGTGTCGCTTCACTGAGGCGGCCGTCAAGCTGTTCGTGGGCCTCCGCGTGTGCGCGTTCCCACCGCAGAATGTCTGCGGACTTGACGGGAGTCTCCCCCGGCTTCGCGGGAGGCTTCGGGGTGTCCACCCAATCAGTGCGTTCCTGGTACATCGCGGCTCCGTTCAACTCGTGCAAGAGGTGGCCCCTAGCCCCCTCGCCCTCCCCTGGGACCTATCCGGGGAGGGCGCCGTTACCCGGCGAGAAGCCGGGCAACAGGGGTCCTAAGGGGACACCAACGGAACAGCGCCAGCCGTGACGGCAGGAGGCGCAACGGAAGTGGGCTCCATATGGAAGTGCTGGTCCGATCCGAGCGCGGTCAGCAGCGGACCAGCGGCCGGGGTGGTCGCCGGCGGCACCGGGGCATGGAGGACAACGTCGTACGGGCCCGTCCCCCAAAGGGAGTCGGCCGACGTACGGCCGGTCAGGGTGAACGTCGCGAGCGCGTTCTCGAAGGAGAAGTCGCCGAGACGGCCGCCCTTGATCCAGGGCAGCAGCGCGTAGCCGTAGCTCTTGCCGTCCGGGCCGCATGCGGTGCCGGGGATGTCCGTCCACGTCTCCACCGCGACGTTCGCATCGACGGTCTCACCGATACGGATACCGACCGCGGTGCCCGCATGGTCGAGGACGATCGGCTGGCCGGTGACCTGGTTGAAGATGTCCGGGTCGACCTGCATGAAGGCGATCTCGAAGTTGAAGTACTTGAGCTGGTCGGGTGCCTTGTCGACGACCTTCAGCTTGCCGGCGGCGTTCTTCTGGTTCGTCTCTTCGCCGTCCTCGTACTGCGGGGACAGCTTGATCGAGATGTGGCCGTCGGAGACGCAGGTGGACTTGGGGCCGATGATCGGCGAGCCGCAGCTGTCGAGGCTGGTGGTGCGGACGACGTGGGAGCGGATGGTGGGCCAGATCGTGGTGGGCATGGGGACCTCCAAGGATGGATGGCGCCCGGCCCACAGCCAGCAGCTCTCTTATGGTGAGGATAGTCGCTCAACCTCGGCGTGCGACGTTGCAGCTACGCATGCCGTCGCAGGGTCCTCATTGGTTCCGCTCGCTGTTCTGGATCCGCAGCAGTGTGAGGCTCGTGTTCAGCAGAGTAAGAGTGAGGCCGAGGTAGAGCACGAGGCGGATCACACCCCTGCCTAAGTAGGCGTCGCCCAGCCAGACGGAAGCCGAAACCTGCAGGCCTACAGCGAACAGTGCGAGGTGGGTGTACATGAGCGCCCGGCCAGGCGCTGTGCTCCGCCACCGTGAGCGGGCCGCGTACAGGAGGCAGAATCCGCCGGCCGCGATGGTCATCGTCAGCAGCAGAACGTTCGCGGCGGTGCTCGCATCGCCGAAGACGAGTAGGGCGCCGCCGAGTGCCGCTGCGAGCGTCAACAGCCAGGCCCTGCCACTCATGCGTGCCTCCGTTGCATCGAGAACGCCACCAGGCTGCCGAGATGGTTCAATTCGCTCTGCTCGGCCAGCTCCGCGCTGATCCTGTTCACTTGCGGCCACTGGCTCCGCACCCTTTCTAACTCGCGGGCTTCCCCAGCCGCCATCGCGCGTGCTTCCGCGATCCTGCGCTCACGAACCCGGTTCTTCCGCCACAGCTTCATGGGGAGGCCTGCTCACTCTCAGCGCGCGCGGACTGGAGCATCTGCACGCCGAGGTCCTTGTCGCCCAGCAGCTTCGTGTTCTGCTGGGCGAGTTCCACCTTCACTGATTGCATGGTCTCGATCGTCTGCCGCAAGAACCGCACCTCCTCGAGTGCGTCCTCGTGAGTGCGGCGCGGGACGAGACGCCCGGTCATCAAGAGCCAGACCGCGAAGCTCAGCAGAGCACCAGTCCCGACGCCGCTCCATGGGATCTGCGATTCGCTGAGTGATGCGACCTCAGCGAGTAGCACCGCCGTCACCCCTGATCGGGGGTGCGGCGGTCCCACAGTTCGATCAGATCGTCGCGGGTCTTCACGTCTTCCGGGACGTCGATCCCGTTGTCGGCGAGGAAGGCCCGCCACGCGTCTTCCCCGGAACCCTTGCCGGACCGCGGCGGTTCCTGTGACTCTTGATCGGCCTGCTCTGCATCGACGGGTTCACCGTCGCCGAAACCGGCGCGGGCGGCGACATCGTCGGGGACCGAGAATGCGGTGCGCTCCCCCGACGTCGTGGTGACGACCTGGTCAGGCGAGTCAGCTGCCTCGAGAAGACGACGTGCGACCTCGGCGACCTGATCGTTCGAGGTAGGGATGATGCTGGGCATGGTGACTCCTAGGTGAGGGTGACGAGAGCTGCTGCGGTGACGGATTCCCACGACACGACGTAGGTGCGTTCAGCGATGGCGTAGCGGTCCCCGCCCCGGACGTCGGTGACGTTGCGGTACGAGACGTCGGTGCGCCGCACCTGCACGGCACCGGTGGCGACGATCCACGCGGTGTCGACAGCGGCGAGCGTCCCGTCCTGGGCAGTGTTCGGGTAGTTACCGAACGACCACCGGGTACCGAGCGTGGTGACCTTGCGACCGGACTCGGACTCGATCTGCCTGCGTTCGGCCGCGAACGCGGCGACACCGCGTGGTGTGTGCAGGACACCCACGCCGCCGTACTCACCGGAGAGGACGTCCTCGAGGAGCGCGACGCCCTTCACGAGCGGCACCGGGTCGGTTGTGAGGACCTGAGTGTCCGGCCGCATCAGGCGCAGCTCGGCGGTGTCCCATACGGCCTTCTCCACTGCGGCCCATTCGCCGGCGGAGAGAGCACGCCGAGCCCGGTCGAGGATCTCGTCCTCAGAGAGTCCGATCGCGCTGCAGGTGAAGCCCTCATACACGCTGATCGGCCCGGCCTCGACCATCCCGACACCGGTGTCGAACTCGTTCGTGGTGTCCTGGCCGCATTCGGTGCGAGACAACTTCGCCGCGCCGGTCGGGTTCGTCTCGAACTCGATGCCGTTGCGGACGTGCGGGTTGGGTTCGACGACGAGGTCGGCCGCCGAAACGAGCCCGTATCGGGCGGGTGTGATCGTCGGCGCTGCGACGAGTAGGGGCGGTGCGACAGCCACCGTAGCCTCCAAAGGTTGTTCGGGTCAGTGGAAGCCGTCGAGGGCACCTGCCAGCCCCTGCAGGTGCCCTCGACGGTTGACTACGGCGTCGGCGGGACGATCTTGCCGTCTGCGTCGAGCTCGCGGGCGATGCCGGTGGCACCGTTGAGGGCGAGCGGGATACGCAGCAGGCGAGACTTCCAGCGGCGCTTGATGACGAGCAGCTTCTCCTCGACGAACAGGCGGTGGAAGTCGTTCACCTTCAGGTTCGTGGAGTCGTAGATGCCTTCGAGGTTGATGACCTCGCCGCGGGAGCGGACGAACGTGCCGGCGGCGTAGATCAGGACGTCGACGGTGTCGGGCCAGGAGGTGATGGCGGTTGCGCCGCCGAACCCGTTGGCGACACCGGTGAAGGCGTCCTGCCAGTCGTACACCCACTCCGGCTTGGCGTTGCGTGCCGCGAACCAGGAGTCGATCTGCTGGTCGGTGATCTTGTACGCCTCGTCGGCGGTGAGGCCGTTGCGCTGCGCGAGGTCAGCGCGGAAGACTGCCTTGAGCCACATCGGCGCCTTGACCTCGAGGGTGAGGGACTCGGGGGCGCGGTTGAGGTACCGGTAGTCGACGATCTGGATGTCGAGGGAGTTGAGCACCGCCGCCGAGGCGGACGCGCCCAGGTTCAGGCTGATCGCGGTCCCGGACTCGTCGACCATCCGCTTGATGGTGCGGGCGTTGACCTTGTGCGAGTGCGCGATGAGTGCGTGCTCGACGGTCTCGGCGGTCATCTCCGGGTAGGCGTCGTTCTGCAGGATCCCTGCGACGATGCCCAGGCCCGCGACCTCGGCGCGCTGCTCCCGGAAGTCGGGGCACGGCACCCGGTAGAACGGCTTCTCGGTGCCAACGACCGTTCCACCGGTGGGCGTGGTAAACCCGGATCCGGCGATGGCCTGCGCCTCGGTCTGCATGAAGCCGGTGGCGTTGTAGATCGTGGTGAAGTCCGGTCCCTCAGTGAATCGGAGACCGCCCCGCTTGGCCTGCACCTCCGGGAGGCTCACGAGACCAGCGTTGGCGTCAGCGAGGATGCCACCGAGCTCGTACAACGTCTCCGACGGTGCGCACCAGCCACCGGCCGCGACCAGAGAGCCATTCGGGAGGCGGCTCGTGTCGGCGGCGTGGTTGATGACCTCCTGGTCCCGGGAGCCGTCAGCGACGAGGTCGTCGGGGAACGGGATGTGGATCTGCGCGATACCGGCTCGCATCATCACGTTCGGGGCGCCGGTCGGGAAGGCTCCCATGCGTGCGTTCGCGGCGCGGGCGAGCTCTGCGGTGTCGACGATCCGCTGGCCGGCAGCGAAGCCGGAGACGTCGGCGGCCGCGGTGATCGACAGTGCCGGCTTTTGCGGGGTGACGATTTCCTGGCGGGGAAGGTCCGCGAGACGGACTCGGCGGACGGGCCGGTTCGCGGATGCGGCAACGGCTTCCGGTGCGGGAGCGGTGTCACCGGTGGCCTCGGTGCCGGTCTCGGCGCTGTCGGCGGCCTCGCCACCGGTCTCCGTGTCGCCGCCGTCCTCGGTGCTGTCGCCCTCCCCGTCGGTCGACTCGCTGTCACCGGTCACGGCCTGTACCCGTGCGGCGAGGCTGGCGAGGCGGTCCTGGTGCTCGGCGGCGGCCTGGTCGCGGCGACCCTGCTCGACAGCGATGCCGTCGATGACGTCCGCGAGGGCCTCGATCGCGGCGAGCGCGTCGTCGGTGTCGGCGCCGGCGGCGTGCAGGTCGTGGAATGTCGACACGGCCTCGTTGGCGAGGGCGGCGACGTCGACGTTGCCGTCCGAGGCGTTGTCGGCGAGGAGAGCGGCGACCGCGGCCTTCGCGTCGGATCCTTCGGCCGGGGACTGCGCTGCGTTGATCAGATCCTGGAGAGTGACACCCATCGGGGGCCTCCTGTGGTCGAACGGGCACATTGTGCCCGGCCCACAGCCAGCGGCGATCTATCTGCACACTCTATCCCCTGCACAGGGGATCAGTGACTATCCGGTTGGGTCAGCGCTCGATCTTCATGTATGTGCTTCCGGGCTGTGCCGCGGCGGCGCGTGCTTCAGCTTCGGTGGCGTACCGCTTGACGGTGCCGTCGGATCGGGTGACCTGGTGGACCGTCCGCTTCGCTCCGCCTCCGCAGTTGCATCCCATGTCAGTGGTTTCCCTTCTGATCGTTGTGCTTTCCGGGCCACACGCCGAACACCTTGTGGTAGTAGTTCGCTGCCAGGCCTTTGATCTGTTCCGGGGTCATCTCCGCGGGCGGGATCGCCTTCGTCAGTGCCTTCACGAGGGACGTGTACGGGTGCGGCTTCTCAGCCCACTTGGCGAGTCCCTCGCCTTGGGTCCAGTACCGCTCGAGCTGCCGGGCGCCCTTGTCCTTGATCCCGGGGGTGTCGGCGGCTCGTCCGACGCGGAGAGCAGCTGCCGCCAGGCGCGCTGCCCGGACACGGTTGGCAGCTGTCTCGCGACGGCTCGCTCGTATTTGCGTCGCATGGAGCTCCACCGCGACTTGTTGGGCGAGGGTTGGGATGTCGACACTCTCGGTTCTCTCGTTTCGTGCTGGTGTTCGGGGCACTCCGGCTGCGATGAGGGAGCGCATCCCTGATGCGGCGAGTGCCTTGGTTCGTGGGACTGGGAAGCCGGGGACGTTGACGGCGAGGACCGCGACGAGTTCGAGCTGGTTGCTGCCGCGCTGCACAGTCCTCCAGTCCCCTGAGACGCCGGAGCGGCGGAGTTCGGCTACGCGGTCGTCGTCGACGCCGGGGAGGATGCGGCCGGACAGCCACGGCCCCCAGAGTCCGTCAGTGCAGCGGACGATCGCGACCGCACTGCCGGTGTTGTCGTAGTGCTCGGCCGCGGCCCGCGCGGATGCCCGCATGCCGGCGTGCCCGGTGCCGAGGGTGAGCTTCCCGACGGCGAGAGGCCCTTCGGTCGTGGAGATCTCGCCCTGGTGGAAGTACGCGTAGTCGGTTTGGCTGACGGGCGGGGTCACGCACACGTCGGCGAATCCGATGTGGCAGGAGTCGGCCTGCGCGAGGTGCCCGTACACGCGGCCGTCGTCGGTGACGGTGAGGGCGGTGAGCTCGTCCGCCTCGGGTGTGAAGAAGTCGGCACGGTCGTAGACGACGGCGCCGGCCACGAGGGACGCGGTCACTGGTTCGAGGGGGATGTCGCGCACATCAGTGTCGGCGAACGAGATCCGCAGCCGATCGAAACGCACGGGTCCCGTATCGGTGAGCTGCGACGCGTCGAGACCGTAGCCTGCCGTGATGTGCGGGAGGAAGGTGTCGTACGGCTCGGGAAGCGCGGGTAGGTCGACATTGTCCGCGACGGCACCGTACGTGCAGGATTGCATCGCACTGAGGCCGGATGCTTCCACGAGGTACACGGCGCATGGCTCATCGCCTGCTGGATTGAACTGCGCGTGCCCCATTACCGAACCTGTAAGCGGGCAAATGAAGTCGAGCGCACGCACCGCCTGTTCGAGCTTGTCGCGCTGCTCGGGGGTCCAAGCAGCAGCATCACCGAGGAACACGAGGGTGGTGTGCAGGACGTCTGCGGGCTCGTAGCCGTCGACGGCGAGACGTTCCGCGTCCTCCGCCGCGGGGACGAGGGCGATCATCGCACCGGTGTGCTGCGCGGCCGCGGCCGTCAGCGTCTCCTGCGCCGGCGCCGACGTGAACTCCTCGCCGTACACGGGTTCGATGCGGGCCTGCTCGAACGCCGGTGAGGAGACGAGAGTGACGCCCATCAGCTTCCACTCCGGGACCCGCATCAGGTGGCCTGCCACCTCCGGCGGCGCGGGCGTCGTATCGGTGCCCACATTCCCGTGCGCGGAAGCCAAGGCGACTGCCGCGTCGTACGCCTGCCACGCCGCATCCAGCTCGGCTTGGTCCCACTCGGTTCCGTCGGCACGAAGCGGGACTTCCTCGATCGCGATGTCGGACAGGTCCGCCGACACCCAGCCGGCGTTGCCTCGGCCGACCTTCGCGGCCCAGTCGCGGCCGTGCTCGTCGTGGAGGTCGAACGATCCTTCGGCCCACAGCATGTCGCCGTCGATCCACGCGCGGGTGAGGAGGCCGACGACGCGGGAGCCGTCGTGGCCGCCGGCAAGCTTCTCTTGCGCGGACAAGGCCAGCGGCAGCGGCCGCACCGCGGGCTCATCGCCGTCAGCGAGGACGAACTCGCGGCGATCACCGGAGCGGGTGTTGACCGGCATGATCGGGCCGCGCCATCCCGACGGCAGCTCGGATTCGGTTGGTGCAGTCATGGTTGGCTCCCCTGTCTGATCGGTGGCTGGGGCTGGAGGATGATCTCGGCGGTGATGACGGGGGTCGTCTCACTGAAGTAGGCGTCGGTGATGAGGAGCATGGCGCCGGCGCCGAACAGGAGCTCGGCGTCCGGGAGCGGGATGATGTGGGTGCCAGCCAACGCCTTCACCTCGATGAGGAGTGGCCCGCCGCGGCGGTGACTCCTGGGCAGCTCGGCAGCGGCGGCCGCCCGGTCTGTGGTGGCCGGAAGGTAGCGCGGGATCTTGAGGGTTCGGCCGACGACTCGCTCGATGTTGGAGTTTGTGACGCCGAGGACGTCGCGCGTGTTCGGCACCGGGGTGAACATGTCAACGTTCCGCGCGAGGGTGACCGTTTCGAGGATGCTGTCGAAACGCTCAACGATGTCTGTGGCCTCGGGATCGACGACGGCGCCGGTGACGGCGTCCTGGATCCGCTGCCGCATCTCCGGGTCTTGCCATTCGGTGATCGCTTCCCGCTGGCGGTCGTCGAGTTGCTTAAGAACGGGCGCGAAGTCGTGGGCGAGTTGCTCGGCGAGGGTGGCGTCATCACCCGGTTCGGGTGGCTGCTCGGGGGTGTCGGCGACGTCTGGGGTGTGGTCCTCCGGTGGGGCGGGCAACTCCTCCTCCGGGGCAACAGGGTCGGGCGCTACGTCACGCGGCGATTCGTCGTGATCCTCCACGTCGGAATCAGGAGCGGGATCCTCAACGGCCGGCCGGACTTCGTCGTCGTCTCGACGCCGGTCACGACGAGGAGGCGCAGCGTCCGGTCGGTCATCTTCCACGACGGGGACGTCGTCAGGACCTGAAACGTCCACGTCCGTGTCTGTATCGACCATCGGGTTCTGCGCACGCTGCGGCTCCTCGGCGAGTGATGGTTGGGAGGGTTCGACGACTTCACCGTTGCGTTCACGTTCGAGTCGGTTGATCGCCTCAGCGACCGCGGCCTCGTCGTCCGGGCCCAGGCGCGCGTTCATCGGGCCAACACCGCGGCCGCCCCACATGCCCTGCAGCTCGGCCTGCATCTCGTCCCACGACAGGATCGCCAGCGTGCAGCGGCAGTTGATGGTCTCGTGAGCCAGACCGGCTGGGTCAGCGGGATGCTGGATGGGTGTGCCTCCCACGATGAACGGCTCGGTGAGCCGCACCATCTGGCCGTCAGCTACCGCGTGGGAGAGGCGGGTCCGTTCGTCGTGGGTGGACAGCCACCGCTTGTACATCTTGTCCCCGGTGATGTCCTCCGACGCCTGCGCCGCGGCGAGGGAACCGGCTTCCATCGCGGCATGGATCTCGGTGCGGGCGATGCGGCGTGCCAGCCACTGCCATTCGAGGTTGCGTTCGTCGTGCTGGTTCCACAGGTCCCTGCGTCGTCCCTTCAGGATCGGGATCTCGCCAGGTGGTGTGGTGGGGTCCTTCAGCTTCCGGTCGATCGCCGAGATCTCGCCGCGGACACGGCGGGCGGGTGCGTCGATGTTGAGAATGCGGCCGATGCGGTCCTGGACCTGGTCGATGCTCTCGTTGTTCGCCATCGCCTCCAGCAACTCCGGGCGTAGCTCTTCGAATGCGCCTTCGGGCCAGATCTTCAGGCGGTCGTGAACGGTGGCCATGGCGAGTTCTTGCCAGTGGACGACGGAGATGTCGGCGGCACGCTGGTTCGCGGCGAACGCCTCACCGAACGCTTCGTCGAGGACCGGGAACACGTGCTGCCCGAGGGCACGCTCCCACACCCCGAACGCGGCACGCGCGGCGTCGAGGTCCGGTTCGGGTGTCGGTGCACCGTCCGCGAGGAGCGCCTCGTCTGGGAGTGGCTGCCCGAGGACGAGCGCCCGCGTGGTGTCGAGCCACACCGTCATCGCTGCGACGAGCGCGGCATGCAGGCGGTGTTCGCCCCGGGTCATGGCGGAATGAGCCCTCATCCGCGCGGGCAGCCACGTGTCACGTCTCGTCATCTTCACCTCACGCCCGACCGTCGGCGGGCGGGCAGTGCTTCGTGCGAACGGCACAGCCGCGGCGGCCGTGGAACGGGCAGCTCCGCCAACGAGTGATCGTGGTCGTCGCGAACCGGAGTGCAGCCTTGTGTCGTGGTCGCAGCCACTTCACGAGGCCGATCGCGTTGACCACGCCGAATGCGCACGCTGACAGCAGGAACCCGGGCTGCCCCGTGGCGAGCGCGTACGCGATCCACAGAAACTGCACGATGAGGCCGACGCCGTAGCCGTACCAGCGGACCCAATCCCCGAGGGTGGTCAGGAACAAGCCGAACACGCCGATCCCGGCGAGGAGGAACGACCACCAGATCGGGATGCCGTTACTCATGGGCCACCGCCAGCACCGCTTCCAGATCGGCACGAGCGTGGGCCTGGGACTTCACGATCAGCTCCCGCACGTACCAGTCGACCGCGGTGTACAGCTTCGGCTGCCCGGGGAGGACGAGCGCGAGGTGCTCCCATGCGCCGACGAGGAGACGGTCGCACTCGGCGTGGGTGGCGGCGATGCGCCGGCGGGTGTGGAGCATGTGGGCGGGCACACCGGTGTACACGCCACGCACGTTGCGGCCCAACGACTTCTTCCCGGCCACCTCGAGCGCGCGCAGGACAGCGATCTCGCAGGCGAGGAGCTCTTGGCTGACGGTGGGTGCGGTCACTGGCCGGGTCCTGTCTCGACGGTGTCATCGGGTGGGCTGGTGGGCTGCTCGGGTGGTTCTTCCTGCCCGCTGGTGTCTGTGGCCGGCGTCGTCTCCACCGCCGGCCGCGGCGCCGATGTGGCGGGGGCAGCACCGGTGAGGTCGATGTCGATGCCGAGCTCGGGCAGCAGCTGCTCGGCTAACTCTGGCCGCGCCATCAGGAGCTTCGTCAGGATCGACTTCTTCTCCTCCTCCGGCTTCGGGGCGTCCTTGTCGGTGAATCCGTTCTCGCGAAGGACCGCGGCGCCGCCAAGGAGGCCCTTGTCGAACAGTTCACGGGAGTCGACGGACTTGTCGGGGCGGAGCTCGAGTTCGCTGGCGTCGAACCACACGAGGTAGTCGGCCCAGTCCTCCACTCCCCCGGCCTGCAGCATCGGGTGGAGAAATCCGGCGGTGAGGGCGTGGCAGATCGTCGCGACGGTCGGTGAGAGGACTAGGGTGACTTCCTCGGAGGTGATGAGCCAGCCGGTCCAGTGGTTCGCGGTGGACATGCCGAGAAGCGTTTCGGGTGGGGAGTCCATGCCGAGGGCGACGCGGCGGATCGCGGACTCCTCCATTTCGGGGAGCTTCGCGTCAAGCGGGGTGGCGAAGGTGATGTATTTCGCAGCCTTCTCGGGGTCGGGGACCTTCGCGACGAGCGGCACGACCGCTGCCGCCGATTCGGGGTCCTGGATCGGGGTGAGCATCGTCTCGACGAGCTCTTCGAGGAACGGGTCCGCGTCCGGGTCTTCGTCTTCCCGCGTACGCATGAGCGACACCTGGTCGGACATGAGCAGGAGGCCCGCGCCGGCGAGTCGGGAGTCGATCTCTGCCGCGGTCCGCTTCCCCAGCCCGCGGAGTGTCCGGGCTACGGGGAGGACGGCTTTCGCGGGACAGTCGGCGAGCGCACTGTGCTGCGGGTCCGGCCGGTGGCAGCGGATCACGATCTCGTCGTCGGTGATGTTCCGGGACTCGACACCGTCGTTGAGCTTCCACGACTTGCCCTGCCCCGTCAGCTCCGAGACCGAGTGGGCGGCGAACCGGAAGTGGCTGCCGTCGTCGTCGCCCTCGGACACGATGAGCATCGTCTCGCCGTTGAACGTGAGCTGCTGCGCGGCACGGTGGATGGACTGCTGGGTGCGGGCGATGTCGCCGAGGAGGTCGTTGCACAGCTCGTACGCCAGACCTTCGGTGACGGCGGTCGGTTCGGCGCCGAGCTCCTCGCCACGCTTCGCGGCGAACAGGCGGTAGCGGGATGCGCCCCGGGCGACACGGTCACCAGCGAACCGGAACTCAGGAATCTCCGACCGCAGCTCCCACGCTTCGGTCTGCCACGACGCCACCGGTGGCCGCTTCTTCGTCTTCGCGACCGTCCGCCCGAACACGACTGTCGCGGCCGCGGTGACCGTCTGCGGCGGAATAGTGTTCGACGTGGACGGGATCTCGTACGTGCCGACCACGGCACCGGGCTTCGGTGCGGGCAGGTCGCGGATCCGGCGGCGGGCGATGCTCGTCGCCTTCGCTGCCTCCTGCGAAGCGAGGGATGCGGCGATCTGGTGTGCAGTCGAGTCTGGGCGTGGCCGGCGTCGAACCTTCATCAGGACGCCTCCTCGGTGGCGTCGAGGACGCTCGCGGCGATACCGATCAGGTAGGAGATGGTGAGCGCGGCCGCGGGGATGATGAAGCCGGGGTGTTCACCCCAGAACCATGCGACGGGTGTGAGAGCTGCTGCGATCCACACGGATAGGCACCACGGGCACGTGACGAGATAGGCGAGGTCGTGGTCGGGCCCGAAGCGTCGGATCGCCCACACACGGATGTGGCGCGCGATGTAGTCGCTCGTGATGAGCCTGGTGAGTCGTGCGATGGTGCCGAGTGTCAGCAGGAAGATCGTGATGGTCACGGTGTACAGCCCTCCGTCGATGGACAGAGATAACTGTATCCGCCTTTACTCGCGGGCTACGAGTACTTGCGTCGTCGGTGCGCGTGCCAGCGCGGGTGGAACTCAGCTGACGCCCGCGCGGCCCATACCCTCTGTGAAGAGATAGTCCATTTCGAACGCTAGCTCCAGGAGCTTTTCAGTGAAGCGCGCAACATCGAAGGCGTCGTCCTTCGAGATGGCGACGATCTCGTGGTTCTGCTGGTTCCCCACATCCTTGATGCGGTCAACCCACTTCCGCATGGGTTGCGTGATGATTCCCTCCGTCTGCAGGTGCTCGAGCGCCTCATAAAACGATGGTGCTCGATCCTTGTTGTTCCGCTCAGGCAGTCCGTGGCTCACGGCCACATGGAATAGGAGCTTGCGGCACATCATTACCGCTGCCGAGTTCGCGCCCACGCCCAGACATCGACGCGCTTCCCGCCAGACCGAACTTACGTCGTCGGGTAGTCCGCTCGGAATAGAGAGCGGCTCCGGCGCCGGGCTCACGCGGTGCCCGTTGATTACATACCCGGCCTTGCAGTTGACACACCGCATCCATCGAATCGGAAACCCGTCGTTCTCGGCGATTGCCAATACAGCCATCTGAGACTTCGGACCGCAGGCTGCGCAATCCGCCATGAGCCAACCAGCGTCACTCGACCGCTCGATAGATGACGAGTTCGTGCTGATGACCTTCACGTCACTATGGATCCCCATGACTGAGAAGCGTACCTATCGCTACCCCCCAAGCAGGGGCGCCAGGCCACGAGGCTTGTTTCCCATTCAGTTTCACACGTAGTGGAGGCATCCGGATCCTCGATCAAAGAGGCGAACACTGATCAGACCTGGGGGGAGATTCGACGCTAGTAGTCAGAGGGTCCGTAGCCGGATCACCGCTTCCGAAAGCTGAAACCAGCACTCAACACCCATCTCCAACCAGCACTCAACACCCATCTCCAACCAGCACTCAACACCCATCTCCTACGAGGACCTTCGATCCGGCCAATCGGCAGCCGCGGCGCCCTAGGGTGTGGTTCCATTCGCGAATGGGGATGGCAGACGAGATCAGACAGCGGCAGGCCGCCGAGAGTAACGAAGCCGCGCAGCTCGGGCAGGTCGGCGCCGATCGTTTCGATCAGCTCGTACGACAGTTGGACCGGCTGCTGCCAGAATGTGCGCAAGCGCTGAAGGAGCTAGGGGTCGAACCAACCGCGAAGGTTGGATTCATGAAGTACGGGTGGAAGCTGTGGGTCAATATCACCCACCCAGACGTGGATCGAACCCAGTCGCGAAACCTGGTGGTCACCAAGAATGGGGCGTGGACCTTCGCCGAGGGCACCTCGGGACCGAGTCCGCGGCCTCGATCTGAGATATCGGAGCGCCAGGCCTGGATTGACAGCGCTGCTGCCCGCCGGCCCCCGTATTGCGCCCCTGAGGAAGAGATGCGTGAGCAGCTCCTCCGGGCAGTGCGATTGCTGTACGACCGCCAGAGCCGCACGCGAGGTGCGTAGCGCCGTTACAAGGGTTCTTGATTGCGGATGAAGTCGCCGGGCTGCATGAGCTGCTTGCAGACGGCGCAGTGCGCTCCTGGCCGGATCTGCGCTTCGAGGTCGAGGTGCATGGTGCGGTGGTGGTCGCAGAGGGCGACGCGGGGCATGTGGTTGGCGTGCATGTGGATGTTGGCGACATGTGTCGCCGGCCGTTGACAGTCGCCGCTGGTGTTGTCGGTGAGTTCGCAGACGACCGCGAAGTCGAGGTGCTCGAGCGGATCCGAGGTCACTTCACCCTCCTCGTGGGCCGGTACTTGGTGCGGCGCTGCTTGTTCGGCTGGTCCGCCCACATCGGTGGTGTCTTCGCAGGGCGCGGCAGGGCACGCTGCCGCGGCATCTCGGGGCGGGGTGTGCCCGCGTCGGGGTCGAGCCGCGAGGGCAGCTTCCCGCCGGCCTCAGCGTGCATCAGGGGGTTGGCCGGCAGCCGCCAGGGCGTGATCGGCGCCGTGTGCTGGCGGATGAACGCGCACTGCCCGAGGACGGTCTTGCGCTCGTCGGCGGTCAGCCATTCGATGGCGTCGAGCGCTGCCGCCTCGTCGTACGCCTCCCCCGTTCCGAGGGCGTCCCTCCACACGAGGAAGCGGACCATCTGCAGCGGGCCGCGGAGCTCGCGCACCGATGGGAACTGGTCGGGGCCGCGGCCGACAGTGATCAGGTCCGTCGGCTGGGTGAGTCGACGGATCGTGAGCTGGATGAGTCGGACCCGGGTGCTGTCGGCGTCGCGGCCGTCCACGAGCGTGAAGTCGCGGCCGTAGCGCATCGGCTCACCGTCGGCGATCGGGTCAGTCATCGGCGTTCCCGTCGGACGCGAGGACGCACTCGGCCTGCACGGGTTCCGGTGTGAGGGCGCGCATGATGAGCCGCACTGCGTCTGCGGCGCGGCGCATGGCGATCTGGCCCCGCATCACGGCGACCTCGCGGCGGACGTCAGGTAGTCCGAGGATGCGGCGCATCTCGTCGTACGGGATCGGGTCGCCGGGCAGCCAGCGGTGGGCAGTGATCGTGAGATCCGTGTCCACCAGTCGGGTGATGCCTGCAGTGTCCTCGTATGCGAGGCGGCCTCCAGGCTCGATCGCCATTTCCCGGTAAGGCGTGTGCGGCTTCGTGCCTTTGAGAACTCGGCCATACGGGTTGTCGAACCCGATGAGCTCGAGCAGCTCGTCGCGTTTCGCGCGCAGCTCTTCAATCGTGTAGCCGATGTTCGGGCCGTGCGTCGTGTCGTCAGTCACGGGCTGTCTCGATTCGGTAGTTGGTGTCGGGGTTCGCGATCCGCGCCGCCGCACGGCATGTGGGTTCGTCGAGCCATCCGGCCGGGGATTCGGCGAGGGTGCGGCCGGCGGGTGCGCGGCGGGTCCAGCGCCACTCCCCGAGGCTGTCGCGGTACACGCGGATCGTGTCGACGCGCGGTGAGGCGTCGATCTGGGCGAGGTCAGTCATCCATCACCGCCCGGCAAGCCTGGTAGCCTTTCTCGTGGCCGGCGGCCCACATCTCCCGCGCCAAGCTCACAATCGCGTCCGGCCCAGCCTCGTCGCGGAACTTCCCGAGCGCGACCTCCCATCCGTCGGCAGCTGCTTGCGAGCGTGTTGCGTCCCAGATGCGGCGTGCCTCGATTGCGTTGTCGGCCAGCCAGAGGAGTCGTTCCCCTGCGGTCTCCTCCCGGGTGGGTCCGCGCATCGATTCCAGTTCGCTGCGGGTGAGTCCGGACATGCCGCCGTCTCCGTCAGCAACCCAGAGCTGTTCGCCTTGCTCGTCGTGGGCGGTCCAGCGGACGTTCTCGTAGTCTCGGCGGGCGTTCACCGGTTCCACCACAGCTGCACACTCCACTTCACACACTGGACCTCGATCACGATTTGTTGATCTTGCTCGGCGACTAGGACACCTGCGCCCCAGCCACTCTCGAATCGGGATGCCGCCACGGCAGTGATCAGGCTCACGATGCCCCCTTGGGGGAGTGCTCCAGCCTGTAGGCCGGCGGGTCGGGATCGAACTGCTCGGGCAATGCGTACACCCCCAGGGTCGGCGGTGGCGGGTCGTCCGGGACGGTGAGCAGTGCACCGAGCTGCCGGGCCCGCGCCCACAGCAACGCGGCCAGCACGCGATTCGGGGTCACGGCTGGTCACCGTCCTCCGCCACACGAGCAGCAGCCAGAAGGGCGGCTCCGAACCGTCGTGCAGCTTCTGGCGCGATGTCCGCCAGAGCCCCCTCGATGGAAACAGATCCTGCCGTCCACGAGAAGACCGATGAAGGACCGATGTCCCACCGAAGATCTCGCGGCCCTCCGTCGTCGTCCTCAGCGTCCGCCTCGGGCAGCTCCACGATCGCCTTGCCGGCGTTGGTGAGTGCAGCCACCACATGCGCGGCGAGGTCGTCAGCGCGTCCCCGGTATCCGAGCGCATCAACGCGCTGCCACAGCTCGTCGGCGATGATCTGTTCCGCGGTGCTCATGCTGCGTTCCCCTTCGGCTCGTTGAGGCTCTCGCCCTTGGTTCCTGCGATCCAGGCGTCGCGGATCATCGTGTTGACGAGCCGCTGGAGGTGCCCAATCGCCGGATCGTGGGTCTCGAATCCCTTGGCGACGAGGAAGTCCTGCACGTCACCCATCGCCTGCTGATAGAAAGTGAGCCCGGCCATCACTTGTCTCCGTCCACACGCACAAACGGGGCGCTCTCCCGCAACGACTTCTCGGACGCAATCGACGGGATCTCCGCACCACCGAGCTGCTTCAGGTATCGGCCATCGGGCCTGTTGACCCATCGGCCGTTCGGCCACTTCTCCGACCGATAGACGACGCCCTCCGGCACGTCCTGCCACCGCTTCCAGGGCTTCTCCGGTGTGCCATCCGGCCCACTGTCCGGGGCAGACGCAGCAGGAAGCACTTCGAGCACGGTGATGTACTCGCGGTTCCATGCGCCGACGACAAGGCAATCGTTTTCGGCGTGCCAAATGTCCCTCTCACCAAGCGTGAATGTGTCCACGTACGGGTCGGTGTCCGCCCACTCACGAGCGGACCCCCAGCGCTTCACCGACGCCCTGATCCGGGAGCCCGGCTCGGTCGGAAGTTCCAGCGGGACAGACACAGCAGGCGGGGTGTCGATCAGCGGGCACAGAACGCGGTCGCAGGCCTCACTCTTTCCGCAACCACAGTCGCTGGGCTCGATCGGATCGAAGATAGTTCGCAGGCGCATCCCGACAGCCAGGTCGTGCGATCGGAGATACTGCCGCACATCATCTGACTGCTCGGCTGTGAGCACCGTCCCGCCTTCGGGGAGTAGACGCCCATCAGCCGCAAGCCGATCCAGGACGGCGCGGACACCAGCCGCAGTCCACGATCCATCTGCGATGTAGCTGTCACCGGCCGCCGCCTTGAACGCGACGCGATACACCTCCGCCAGCTGATCGACGTACTGGTCGCGGGCAGACTCAGCCTCCAAACGGGCGGCGGAATAGCGCAAGTACTCCGCGTGCCTCTTGCTGTCGTGCAGAAACCGCTCCATCCAGACCGCGTGTGCCCGCAGCGATGCAGGCGTGATCGTGTCTGTCATCGGGACTCCTGAGTGTCGGGGCGAAAGAGGATGCGGGCGGGGAGGGTTGGCGGATCAGCAGGATCATTGAATGCCCACCCGACACGAACCCATCCGTGGTCGTCGGGTACCGCCCGCTCCCAGCGCTCGTGAATCCAGCGACCAGCGTCGATTACGACCGAGTTCGTGGGCAGCGCGTCCAACTGCTCCGTCGTGGTGATCTCGGGATGCAGGGCAGCGAGGACGGCGTCGGCGATACGCCAGGCGTCATCTGCCGTAAGGGATGGAACTGCGAAGAATGCACGATCGGCAATCAACTCACGGGCGTTGTCGCTCATCGCTGGGTCTCCTTGTCGGGGTTGGTGATGCCGCGGGCAGCCCAACCCCACGGGTCGTCGGTGCTGTCGAGTCGGGGCTGGGTGACGTGTGGCGCGTGGCGGGCCGCGACGAGTTCGGGGTCGATCCAGTGGTCGCGCATCAGTTCTCCGTGGCGGTGAAGGGTGCGTGGTCGGCGATGTCGTCGTCGGTCCAGAGAGCGCCGAGGTAGCGGTAGCCGGCCGACTCTCGGATCCAGCGGCCGCCGTCCTCACAGCTTTCGAACACGGTGCCTTCGGGGATCCCCGCGGCGGTGGGCCACTCGGCGGGAGTCGCTGCGGGCCCGCTTGTTTCGCCAGTCATGACGGAACATTAACACGGATACAGTGTGCACTGTATCCGCGCCTATCGTGACACGCGTCGGCCAGCGATGCCCCGACCTGTTCCCGCCTGATCGCGGCGCCGCTTCGCTACCGACTGCACCATCGCGCCCGATGCGATCGGGGGCAGCATGTCCGTCGCCAAATGCACCGCCGCATCCAGGGCGCCAGGTGACCAGGTGGAGTCGGGTTCCCACAGGGACCATTCCGTCTTCAGGTTCGACAGCGATCGGTCGGGCCCGAACAGGGCGCGGCCGACGAGGACAGCTTGGGCGATCGGCTCCGCACGCAGCACCTTCGACTTGCGGGCGGTCACCGCCACGATGCGGGGGCACAGTGCCCGCTTGTCGATCTCGCCCTCGCGCTGCAGCGCGTCCCATGCTTGCTTGATCAGGGTGCCGGCCATGTCGCCGCCGTAGTTCTTCTCGAACACGATCCGGTCGGCGCCGATCTGGTGTGCGAGGAGGCATGCGGTGCGGGGCCATTCGTCGGCGGTCATGCGTGCGGTGTGGTCGTGGGTCCAGTAGAAGCGGCCGTCGGTGCCGACGTGGCCGCCGATGATGCCGGCGGTGTCGCGGCCGCCACCGGAGGGGTCGACTCCGACACCGGTGACACGCGGGTCGGGCACGGTGTGGACGGTGGCGGCGCGGAGCTGCTCGTCCGTCAACAGTGAGCCTTCAGCGGACACGGGGACGCCCTGGAACATGGCGTTCCAGTCGCGGGTGGTGACCATGCCTTTCTGCTCGGCCCAGTGCGCGTTCAGGGTGGTGGTGTCGTCGGGGTCGATCAGCGGGTGCGTGAGCGGCTCCCCCGGTTCGCGGTCGAGGGGGTCGGGCCAGAAGCCGCGGTTGCGGTCCTCAGCGACGGCGATCGCGGGGAGGTGCACGACCATCCATTCGCCGCCCTCCTCGATGCGGCCTTCGCGCTCGAGGAGTAGGCCGGAGAGGTCCTGTTGGTGCCAGCGGGTGTGCACGATGATCTGCCGGGCACCAGGAGCACGGCGCGTGACGAACGCGGAGCTGTACCACTCCCACACGGCACGCCGGATCGTGGACGATTCCGCTGCAGCACGATCCGCGTACGGGTCGTCGATGATGCCGAGGTTCATGGCCTGGCCTGTGATGCCGCCCTTCACACCACGCGAACGCAGTCCGCCGCCAGCGGTGACCGTCCAGTCGGATCGGGTGTTCTCGTCGTCCTTCATGCGGAGGCCGTAGCGGGCCCCGTACCCGACGACGAGGTCCCTGCATGCCGCACCATGCGTTTCAGCCAGTGAGGCGGCGTACGAGGCCATGAGGATGCGATCACGCGGATTGTGGGTGAGCCACCAGAACGGCAACCACCTCGACACCCGGTGCGACTTCCCCACCTGGGGTGGCGTCCAGATCATCACCTTCGCCGACGGCGTCTCCAACGCCCACCGCAACGCGGCATCGATCTTCTCCAGATGCGGGCGCTGCACCTGAATCGACGGCTCATGCTGCACCGCCAGCACACCAGGAGTGGGCACCTGGTGGACAGGCCGGCCGGTGCATGCGATCGCTTCAGCCAGCCTGTCCCGCAGGTGCTCCTTCTCCCGGGGTGGGAGCTTCCGCCATGAGTCGTCCTCGAACAAGGTCATGGCGACTCGGTGTCCGCAGCCTTCCAGAACTCGCCGCGGTGAATCGCCCGAGCAGCCGCGACACCCATCTCGCCGCTAAGTGCGAGCCATGGGATGCCGATGGCGGCCGACAGCCACAGTGAATGGTCGGGGATCAGGCGGAAGACCGCGTACCCCGCGCATCCCAGCCAGGCCGCGACGAGCACGATCTGCGCCTTCTGCTTGCGTGGCAGCGACCGCCAGCCTTCCCACAGCCACGTCGGCGACTTCGTCGACATCACAGGGCCTTTGGTGCGTCACTGGACCGGCGGGTCCGGGCTGTGATCTCTTCGGTGGCACTCCCCGGGTAGTGCGGGTGGTTTTCGTCGAACGGCACTGGCGGCGAGGGCTCGACGAGGGTCTCGAGGTGGAAACCGTCTTCGGGGGTGTACCGCAGCGACTGGTAGGCCTGGCCGAACGTCGCCGCCACGCCCCGCGGGTCGGAGGACCACTGCTGCAGCCGCGCCCACGTCGTTTCGCCTCCCTCCTTCACTCGCAGGAAGACGGCGTCGGTCGGGTCGAGTGCCATGAGGCGGGCCGCGGAGGGCGTACCGGCGCCGAGCGTGAGTCCGATACTGCGGCAATCGACCCCCGCGATGCGGCGGGTCTTGGTCTCGATGCCAGAGCCGTCACGCGGATCGAGGTGAACGTCGAACAGCTTCGGTAGCCCCTCCCCGCCGCCGTGGATGGACACCTTCACTCCGGTCAGACCCGCGTTGTGGAGGGCGCGTGCCAGCTCCAGTCCGTGACTCACGCGTCGTTCCCCTCGTCAGGTGTTTCGTGTTCGCCGAGTTTGTCCAGCAAGGCTTGAACCTCGGCATCGACATCAGCCTTCGTGTGCACCGTGACGTCCGCCTTCTGTGGCGCCGCCAACCCGTGCAGCTTCACGATCGAATCGACGATGCCGCGGCCCGCTGCGAGGAGTTGGGACTTCCCCATCAACTGACCCTCAGCATCCGCCGTATCCAGAGCGCTGATAGTCCGCCGATACAGGTCGTCATAGCGCGCAGACATCAGCTGCCGGTAGTCCTCAACCTTCTCCCCCTCGACACGCTCCAGCAGCCGCGACACCGCCCGATACGCATTCGAGCGGTTCGCGTAGCCGACCTCCTCAGCGATCTCATCCCAGGTGAGACCGTGGTCCTTCCGCAGCCGCAGCGCTTCGAGAGCCTTCTCGCGGCGGCCCAGGTCCTCGGGCCAGGTGCCGTCACTCTGGGTGGCCACGTTGTCCCCCTATGCGTTGTCCTGTCAGTGGGTCCTGTCGAGTGTATCCACCTACACCGAGGTCATGGCTTGACTCGTAGTGACTCTGCGACTGCGGTGATGAGGTCGCGGGCGTTGGGTGGGCAGACCGCGTTTCCGGCCTGGCGGACCTGCTCGCGTTTGGTGCCGAGGATCCGGTAGTCGCGCGGGAATGCCATGCCGGCCGCGATCTCGTGCGGCTCGAGCATTCGGAACAGGCAGTCCTCGATGTCGACGGTCTCGGGCTGCGCCAGGGCGTGGTGGTTCCCGTTCGCGGCGAACGTGTCGTAGGGCTGGGCGACCTGCTTCGGGGTGTTGTTCGCGCGCAGTGGCACGACGAACGCGTACCGGTCCCGCGTCGTGAGCGTGCCGACGGGCTCGGCGGACGTCTGCGCGCGACCGTTGCCGTAGTACGGGACGAGTAGGCCCGTCTCGTTGCGGGTTGTCATGGTGCGCAGCGAATCCGTGGCCGAACGAGCCTCCTTGCCGTCGCGCCCTTCCACCGGGACCAGTAGCGCATCTGCGAACTTCTGCAGCCCGGCCTCTATGCGGGCGAGGGTCTTCGGTGCGAGTGGTCGCGCGCGGTCGCCGATGCGCTCGCCCTTGATCGTCCAGTCGATCGCCGCGGCGGCCGGGAGCCATCCCGGTTCGACGACCGCGTTGCGGCACGAGACGCGCGGGCACCGCCAGACGTACTGGGCACGGTAGCGGCCCCAGCGGGTCGACTTCTTCCACGCCTGCACGGCCGAGACGGCCTCGTCGCAGTGGGTGCAGTACGCCCGCGGCCGCGTCCACTGGTCGAGGTCCGGGGCCCGGTTGCCGCGCAGCCAGAACACGACGTACATCCGGTCACGCGACTGCGGCGCGGGGTCGCCGACCGCCTGCGCGTGCATCGAGTTCATGTAGACGATGTGGTGGTCGTAGCCGAGGAGATCCATCGCCTGCAGCCACGCGGGGAACATGATCCACTTCGCGGCGTCGACGACGTTCTCGGTGATGATCGCCCGGTACTTGTGGTGCTCGGCAAACCGGGGCACGTCCCACATCGTCGCGCGGGATCTGTCGGCGGCCTCGTCGGGCAGGGTCTCGCCGAACAGGTCCGGTGTCGAGTCCAGATTCCGCTTGCGGCCCTTGGCGACAGAGTGATTCGTGCACTCAGGGGACGCCCACAGGATGTCGGTGCGCGGGAAGCGGCGCGGGTCGACCTGCGAGATGTCGGCGCACGCATGGTCGGTGTCCGGATGGTTGGTGTTGTGCGTCTCGATCGCGAGCGGCCAGTGGTTCGCGGCCATCCGCACGGAGACGCCCGGAACCGCAAGGGCTCCCGTCGAGGAGCCGCCGGCACCGCAGAACAGGTCAGTCATAGTCAGGGTCATAGTCGGTTCCCGTCGGGGTGGTAGCGGGTGCCGCAGTCGGCGCAGTGCATGTATTCGCCGGCGCTGGCATCGTGCAGGGCCTGGAGGTTCGTGCACGGGCAGTGGCCAACGGGTGACCGCGCGGCTCGCGCCTCCCGTAGCTCGGCGATCAGTGCGGGTGCGGCGTTGTGGATGGCGGCAATCCAGTCGGCATCGGCTCGCCGCTGGTCGTCGTCCTCGTCCTCGCCTTCGTCCCAGGTGTCGAGGTCGTGTTCGAGGATGAGATCGGTGGATTTCCACGACCGTGCGGGTGTGCCGAGTCGGTATGGCGTTCCGTCGGCGGCGGCGTGCTCGGTCCACTGTGTGAGCGCGGTGCCGGCCCGGACAGAAAGCTCACCTTCGCAGTCTTCAGCCTCCCAAGGTCCGGGGGTGGCTGCCGTGTAGAGCTGCTCGAGGTGGTCGAGGTCGATGTTCGTCATGGCTGCTCCTTGGGCATCCGCAGGATGGTCACGGGGAGGGCGAGCCGCATCCACGGGAATGGCCGGTCGTCGCCGAAGATGACTCCGTGTTCGTCGTCAAAGCGGGCGGCGATGCTGCCAGCGTGGGACTCCACGATGACCTTGTGTGGCAGCGCACCGAGCTCTTCCGCGGTCTCCACCACACGCGGGCGGGAGTAGCCGGCAGCCCGGATCGCGTCGGCGCACTTACCCCACGGGTCCCGGATGGGCCGGTCGTCGATCGCAGTGCTGTACGCCTTGCTGATCAGGTCGGCGAGTTCGTCTCGTGGGCTCATGCGGGTTCCCCCTGTGTGGTGTCGAGTGCGGATTCGGCTACCCGCTTCCAGTCGCGACACGAGAGCGTCCAAAGCCCCTCGCGGGCACTGACCGGCTTGCCGTTGCAGCGGACTCGACGGGCGAGGATCGCGGACTCCCCGAGCGCGGTGATGCGGATGACGGAAGGGCCGTAGCCTTCGTCGCCTTCGAGGAGGGTCCCAGGCCCCCAACCGAGACGGCGGCAGACGTCTGCCTCGTTGTCGCCGTACGACGTGGTGGTGAGTCTCGTGGTCATCAGGCTGCCCCTTCCCCGTGTGCCGGCAGTGGGGTGACCTTCGCTGCGATCGCGGCCCGGATCTCCGTGTACCGCGGGTTCAGGTTCGCTGTCGGCGTGCACAGGATCAGCGCGCGGTGGAAGCGGATCCCTGCGATCTGCTCGGGGTAGGTGACGACGAGCGGGTTCAACAGGTTGCGGGCGCGGACGAACACCTGCCCGTCGACGAGGGTGCGGGCTACGACGAGAGTGCGGGCGGGGCGGAGGCTGGTGACTGGCTTCTGTGGGATTTCGTTGTCTGGTCGGCGTGGCATTCATTTTCTCCAGGTCTTGGCGTCTGGGCAGTTGACCCAGTGGGGTTCGTAGAGGGGTCGGGTGGAGCGGCGGACGGAGGCGAGTTGGGCTCCGATGAGGACGCCGGCGTAGACGACTCCCCCGTGCACGTCGAGGACGACGGTCCCGGCCTTCGATGGTTGGGCGTCCACGGGCATGTTCTTGCCGTTCTGGGTTTTGCCCCAGAGGATCTCGGCGCGGCAGGAGCGGCAGCGGGAAGGCTCCGGCAGGCCGGTACTCATGCCGAGCTCTCTCGGTCGAAGGGGACGAAGGTCTCGACGGTTGCGAAGTCGCCACCGGATTGGACGTCGATGTATCCGTGCCCGTTCGGGGCGGGCACCCGCATGCCTGTGAAGAGGTGTCGGCCATGTTCGCCGCGCTGGAATTGGGTGACAGCAATGCCATGGCGGTCGATGCGCAGTTCACACAGGTCTGCGATAGGGATATTGAAGCGGGCGAGGGCTGCCTCGAATCGCACGAACGGGACGGAGTCGGGCAGGTCAGGGGTGGTCATGCGGGCAGCTCCTTCGGTTCAGGGTGTGTGGTGATTTCGAGCCACAGCCCGGGCCGGCCTTTCCGGTGGATGACGGGCTCGGCCTTCGCCATGTGCTGCGGGACGTCGTCGGCGACGAGGCCGTAGTCGACGAGGCCGTCGTAGATCGGTTTCGCGGTGGCGGTGAGGTTGTCGGTGTCCCGGCGGCGGTCGTCGCGGGGTCGGTAGTGGAGGGTGACCGTGGCGTGGCCGACCGCGCGGGGCAGGCCGGCCGTGGCCGCGAGGACGGCGACTTGGTCGCGGATGGTGCGGATCTTCTTGGCCTTCGCGAACGCTGCTCCGGTGGAGACGCCGCGGTCGTTCATCGACAGCGGCGGCGCCGTCCACGGGAGCTCGATGGTGTAGCTCATGAGGCTCGCTTCTCCTGGTAACGGCGCTTGGACTCGTCATTGCAGATTCCGCACTTCACGTGCCGGCCACCGTCTACTACGCGCAGATTCGAGTTGCTGTGCCCGTTAGCGCATTCACCGATGGGCCAGTCGCGGCCGCTGGTCCGGCGTGCGTTCTCGTAGTTCGTGAGCAGTCGAAGGTGCGCTGGGTTGACGCACCGGCGTTGCTTGCACGTGTGGTCAACCGTCATCCCCTCCGGAATCTGACCATTGACGGCCACCCACGCCGCCCGGTGCGCTGTAGTGCCGCACCGACGTCCGTTCAGGTCGTTCCAGCCGATCTGCGCGTAGCCATGGGAGGCGACGGAGTACCGGCTGATGCGGCAGCCATGTGGGTCGAGGTCACTGTGGGTCAGGGCCCGTTGCGCAACCCGGTCCGGAATCACGTTGATCGCGTTCTTCATCGGAAGTCCCGTCGCTAGAAGGGCGGGTTGTCGTCGGTCTGGCTGCCGGACTGGGGCGCGCTGCCCCACGGGTCATCTGCGGGCGGCCGTCCGCGGTCCTGGTTGCCCGCGTAGCCGCCTCCCGAGCCGTTCCCGGACCTCGATGCCTTGTTGACCTTCGCGGTGGCGTAGCGGAGGCTGGGGCCGATTTCGTCGACTTCGATCTCGATGACGGTGCGCTTCTCGCCCTCGCGGGTTTCGTACGAGCGCTGCTTGAGTCGCCCGGACACGATGACCCGGGATCCGCGGACGAGGGACTCGGCGACGTTCTCGGCTGCCTCGCGCCAGATGTTGCAGCGCATGAAGAGCGCGTCGCCGTCTTTCCACTCGTTCGAGTTCTTGTCGAAGGTGCGTGGGGTGGATGCGACGGTGAAGTTCGCGACCGCGGCACCGGCCGGCGTGAATCTGAGTTCTGGATCGGCCACCAGGTTGCCGATGATCGTGAGTTGGGTGTCGCCTGCCATCAGATTCCTCCATGGGATGAGAGATTTCGTTGATTCGGTTCGCGCGCACTCGCGGTCGTGAGTTACGCCGGGAGTCGGGAACGAATGATCTGGTCTGTGTCTGGTAACTGATCTGGTGTTGTGTTCTGGTGGGGGATCATGGGTGATCCCCAGACTTTGCGAAATGATCCCCAGACTTGCTCCAAATGATCCCTAGACTTTGCGAAATGATCCCCAGACTTTTTGGGGCACTGCATGTCTGGGGATCATGGGTGATACCTAGACTGCAGTTGTCCACACGGTGTGGATGAAAGTCTGGGGATCACAGGCGATCCGCAGACTCGGCAGATTCGTTCGGGTCGAGCATCGGCAAATCCAACAGATCCGACGGCACCGTCAACTGGTAGTCGTCCGCCTGATTCGCCCACCGGTTACCCTGTTTCACGAGCACGATCAACCCGTACGAACGGAGCACCGCCATCGACCGCTTCACGGTCGGCTCCGACACACCCATCACCCGGGCGAGACGCTCCACCCCGGGATGCACACGGCTCCCATCCGGGTCTGCATACGTCGCCAACATCAACGCCAGGAACTTCACACCCGACGGGATCTCCACCCGACGGATAATCCGCTCCCAGTCGAACCGGCCGGTCGGCTGCGGGCCATCGCCGAACGCCAGTTCTGCAGTCATAGCGGGAAGTCACCTCCAATGCGTCCGTGGCGCTCACCAGAGAGCCTTCTGTTCACTGCGGCCACCGTTGTCGTCCAGCAGCACCGGCCGGCCACGCCACAACACCAACTGCTCCACCGGCTCATCCCCCTGCGAGACAAGCCACCCGTTCCTCAGCGCCCGATCGCGGTTCGACTCGATGTGTCCGTGGCACGGCCAACACACGTGGAGAAGAGCCGATGGCGCATTCGTGGAATCCCGCCGAGTCCCACCCATCCCGCGTGGTCGGCGGTGGTGAATCTGATGTGCCGACAGCAAGCAGGACGGCCCCGCCATCACCTCGCAGTTCCCGCCCGATCGCATCAGCACCATCTCGACGACAGGCTGGGATGGGCCGGTCTTCCGCCGCGTCATGCCGCGTCCTGGGCTTTGATCTTGTCGGCCGTGGCGGTGAGGATCTGCCGCACAGTGCTGCCGCTAGGCAGGGCCGCGTCGAGAAGGCTGCTGTCGGCCGCCAGCGCCCACGCATCTCTGACCGTCTCGACCGTGTTGGCGGCGCCGGCGATGTCTTGGAGTGTCGCGAGGTCTGGAGCTGTCACCAGGTTCCGCGGCTGGGTGTCCTTGCCGCAGCCGAGGAGATCGAACACCAGCCACTCGATCGTGAAGTCCGGTCGCGGTACGGCCTTGTCGACGCCGGGCCGGACGCCGGCGTTCACGGAGCGCACGCCGACGACCCGGGGCGCCGCATCACGGGAGAGACGCACCCACGCTGACGCATCGAACGCCAGCGTCTTGTGTCCCTCGACCCGGTACGACTTCTCGTTCGGGATAGGCCGGCCGTTGTCGTCGAGGGCGGCTGTCTCCTTGCCGCGAGCTGTCATGATTGCGATGCCCGGGAAGGTCATGAGGATCCGCATCAACGACTGGTGCCGATCGGCCGCGTCGTTCCACAGGTTCATCGGCGGCTTGATCTCAGCGTCCGGATCCTGTTCGAGCTTCCGCTTCGCGGTCTTCGACTCGCGGGCACGGGTGGACACCCAGTCCTTGAGCATCTCCCACTCGGCGGTCATGGAATCGATCACGAGCACGACCGGGGGCTCGCCGGCCGCGGCCGCCCGACTCGCCTCGGCGTGAACAGCCTGTACCTGGCCCAGGATTCGACGCCATGAGCCGTCATGCTCGAGGACGAGGTAGCGTGCGCCCGGGATGGCGCCGTACTCGTCGGCGGAGCCTTCCCCGAGGTCGAGCCAGTAGGTCTGGCCGATCTTCGAACTGGCACTGAACTCCGCAGCGATCCAGGACTTGCCGCTCTTCTCAGGCCCCTCGATCAGGATCAGTGGCCAGGGCACGCGCCCGGTTGGCTGCCTCGTCTTGATAGCGGTCATTGGTACTCCTCAAAGTCGATGACTGGGGCGCCCCCAGCGACGGCGTGCGCGATGGTTCTGGCTTGATCGATCAGCTGCCCGTACGCGCTTCGGGGCCCGATCTCGGTGGCGATGTCGTCTTCCACCTCGTCGAAGCCGGTCACAGCGGATCGCCCGGTAGTCGCAGGTTGTCCGGATGGGTTGCGAGCGGGCCCGGAGAGCTGTCGTAATGCACGTAGACCCACTTGTTGTCGACGTTCGCGACGATCCCGACTTCGGTCGGTTGCCTGGTCTCGACATCGATGTACACGACCCGCTTGCCAGCAAGTCCACGAAAGTCGTTCAAGGTGCGTCGCGCCCGCGTTCTCGTTCCCCGCTTGCTGTGGGTGGTCATCCGGCGCTCACCACACCCCACCAGGCGAGCGTCCCGAGCATCACTCCGAGCGATACCGCCCAGAAAAAGGCGACTGTGCGATCCCATGCCGCGGAGCGGCAGTCGCATCGGAATTCCTCGACGGTCGCAAGGACCAGCTCGTCGAGCGGGGCAGCATCGGGATCGAAGTCGTATGTGCCGGAGTGGGTCATGCCGCCTCCTCGTTCTTCACGAACACCCATGAGGGGATGCGGTTGTCGGTGTCTCGGTGCAGGTGCCTCGACTTCGGCGGCATCTCGGCACCGAGTCGGGCGTAGATCTCTCGAACAGTCATCTAGCGCTCCTCTCACGGTGGACAGAGCTCTGTCTGTCCACCGATAAATAGGTCAAGTGGGATTGGGGTGGGGCTAGGCGAGGCGGCGGTCCGCGCGCCGCTCGAGTTCCCGGAAGCAGTCCGCCGTCGCGCGGGCGTCACCGAGCGCCGAGTGTGGATCCGTGTTCGTCACGCCGAGAAGACGGCAGCAGTCGGCAAGGCCCGGAAGTTCAGTCGGCGCCATACCCAACGCGCCAGCCGTGAGCGCCGACAGATCGGCAAGGCGGTGATGCCACGCCTCCACCTCACTGCCAGTGTCAGCCTCCTTCGCGAGCTCACGAACGATGACCGCCGCATCGAAGCTTGGATTACAGCCGGCGAGGGTGTTTCCGTTCAGCCACTCCCCCAAGGTTTCGAACGCTCGCTTGGTCGTCAGCGGACCCATCTCCTCCTCGGGCAGTCGGCGCTCGAAGAACCGGTTCACAGCGAGCGCGCCCGGATCAGCCTGCCGCGCGAGCTCTGTCGCACCGAACGGGACGAACACCAGCTCCTCACCGGTGGTCATGTTGATGGCCGCGACCTCCAGCGCGAGGGCTGACGTCTTGTTCAAGCGGTCGGTCTCGACATCCACCACGATCAGCTGCCGGCTCATCGGGTCCTCCGATCCTCAGCGCGCAGCGCCTCATCCATGACGGTGATCTGCGCCATCGAGTAGTCATGTCGAGCGAACGCCGGGGCGGCGACGCATTCGCCGTCGACCCACACCGACAGTCGGATACGGCCGTCCGGCTCGACAGTGGTCACGACTTCGACGTGACCATCCACGAGAGTGGTCATGCTTGAACCTCTTTCAGGCAAGGTGGTGGCCGCCGCTGCAGAGTCGTCTGCGGCAGCCCGGGGTGATAAGTGGCTAGTTGTCGCGGATAATTCGCGGCAGTTCGCGTTCGACGATTCGGCCAATGCGATGCATCTGGGCCTCCGACGCCGGCGGGTACACGACGGCATTGAGGTCGTCGATCCGACGTCGCAGCTGTACACGTTCGAGAAGTGACAGGGCGGGCCGCTGCTCCGCCAAGACGGCTTCGAGATCGTTGGCTGTATCGGTCATGCCGCTCCGCCCTGACGACTAGTGGTTCCTGCCTTGAGAGTCCGGCTAGACGTGGCCTGCGACAAGGCCTGCGCCGCATCGGTGTCGAGCACCTCGCGCACGACGAACTCCGCGGGAAAGCCGTCGGCGGCAGGGTTGAGCGCGGTCATGCGACTGCCCTCGCGACCAAGAGTTCACGCAGCTTGGCGACACCCTTCGCTGCTACGCGCACTGTCGGCGCCGGCAGTTCCATGTCGCCCGTGCGGGTGTTGAGGAAGGGCCTCGCGGGCCGCTCGTACAGGCGCCCAATGTCGACCTGGGACTGGTAAGCCCTCCAACCGCCTCGCTTTCCGGCCTGTCGGTAGACCCATCCGATGCTCTCCATGAAGGCGAAGAGCCGGTCGCGCCCGATCGAGATGGCCGGGTCCTGACTGAGGATCTTCGCTGCGTCTGCCACGGCGAAGTTCCCTTCGGCATCGGCCAGGTGGTTCCAAGACTTCGCGGCTGGCTCGAGCTCGGCAACCTTCGCAGTGAGCGCCTCGACCTTGCGGGTGGTTATAGCGAGCGCCTGCTGCACGATCTCGTCTTCCGTCAGCTCCCGACGCGCGGGCGATACTTCCGCCTCGCGAGTGCGGATCGCGAAGTACGCCTGCGCCGCAGCGACCTCCTGCTTGCGGGGGTCGCCGTTCATGGCGACGAGGTAGCAGGCGAAGCGTGCAAGCTCAACATCCTCTGCCGGGCGGCCGCCAGTGGACTTTTTCGCGGCGGCGCGAAAAAGGTCAGCGACGTCGAAGCCCTGGTTCGTCGCCGTGCTTCGCGCACGGTCGATTGCGTCGGAGAAGCGCTCCCATCGGTCGTACCCGAGCAGCGGCATCAGGTCGCGGGCGGACCAGAACTCGGCGCCACCTCTGCGGACCTGACGAATCTGGTCGAACGGGGATTCTCCCCCGAACAGTGCCAGTGCGTTACTGTCGTTCACGTCTTCCCTCTCTTCGTTGGGTGTGGACACGGCCGTCAGCTGTTGCCTCAGCTGGCGGCCTTTTGCACTGCGGGCCGGGCTCGAGAGAACGCCCCGCGGATGATCGCGAGCTGAGAATCCGCGAGCGGGACCTTCCACCGCTCCTGGATCTGAGCCGAGAGCGCCTCGTACTCCGCGGGCGCATTCCCCGGCGCCAGCGGCCACCGCTCCGGGTCATAGCGCGATGTCGCGTTCGCGGCACTCATGCCGGAATCCCCATCGCCTCGGCGGCGTCGTCCTCCGCCTTCTTCGCGATCGCCGCACTCAGCTGCTTGAGAACCGTGGCGACCCACCGATTCGAGGGGCGGCTCTTCCCGGTTTCGACGCGGGACAGGTACGCGGGACTGATCTCAGCGAGTTCCGCGAGCTGCTCTCCGGTCATCCCTGCTAGCTGGCGCATCCGGCGGATCGCCTGCCCTGTACTCAATGTCGTGTTCATACGTAAGAGGTAAGCACTCTTACTTGTTTCCGGCAACTATGGCGGACCTTATTGCCGGTTACTTGCCGTGACGATGCGTAACAGTGGTACGGTTTTACGCATGTCGCTACGTAACAATGCGCAACAATCCAATCTGCCTCAGAAGTTGCCTGAGCAGGAGCGCGCAGCATGGGGAGCGAAGATCAAGCCCGCCAGGCAGAAGAAGGGGATGACGCAACAGGAACTCGCCGACATGTCCGGCGTGTCCCTCAAGACGATCGGCAACATCGAGTCCGGGCGCATCGTGCCGCAGATGGCCAACCTGCGGAAGCTGATGATCGCGCTCGATCTCGGACCGGACCCGGCCGACTCCCTTCCCTCCGATGTGCATACGTGGCTCGCCATCCTCGGGCCGCTGATCGCGAACCTTCCCGCCGACCGGCGGGACTCGGTCATGCTCAAAGTCGTCACGTCGCTGGGCGAGGAGATCGCCGGCCACTCCGTGCGCGTCTCGGAGGGCATGTCAGCCGCGGATGTCGACGAGGAACTCGCCAAGGCTCAGCGGATCGGACTGGTGCCCTCCGAGGAGGACGACAACGTCCATCACTTGATCCAGCGGAATCAAGGCCTGAACCCTGACGGTATGCCACCGTTCGATCCCGAAGAGGTTCTGGCGGCCCGCGAGGTCCCGGACGAGCTTTCAAGCCTCCGTCCGAGCGCGACGGAGGACCATGCACCCGACCCCGACGGTCCGGAGCACGGAGCCTGATCCGTTCTGGCAGAAGGTTTCCGGTGAGCGGTACCTCGAAGAGCAAGACGGAGTGGGATGGGTCACAATAGGGCGATGGAGCGGTACCACCCATGGCGGCAACTACGGGACCACCATCCCGATGTTTCAGTCACCTGCCGCTATGTTCTGCCTGGAAATTTGAAGGGTGCGTGGACGAGACACGGCATCTATCTCCACCGAGATCTCGATCAGGCGGGCCGCCGATCGACGCTCGCGCACGAGCTCGTACACAAGGAGCGAGGCAGCCTTTGCCGCCGCACCATCAACAGCCGAATGACGGCAGCTGAGCTTCGTGAAGAACGGGCAGTCGACGAGATTGCAGCTCGACGCCTCATCCCAATCCGGGACCTTGTCGACGCCCTTGCATGGTGTCGGTGGGAAGTCACCGCGGAGACCGCCGGCGAGCTCTGGTGCGATCTAGCGATGCTCGTCGTCCGTGTCCAGACACTCACTATCGCGGAACGCCGGTACATCAACGAGGAGGTCTCACGGCGCCAGCCGTGAGACCTCCTCGTTCAGTTCCATTCAATTTCAATCGAGTCCGGGTTGAAGATGCGAGTCTTGCGGGTCTTCGCGATACGTATCGTCGCGACCGCAGCGATGACCGCCCGCCGGTCCTCGAACGACAGATCCACCCACTTCTGGCGCGCATCAGGTCCAGCGAGCTCGGCGACGATCGGCGATGTGAAGTACGACCGCACCCGCCGTTCAGCCGCGTCGATCTTCGGCCGCAGCTGCTGCTCGATCTTCGCAAGCATCGAGGGAGAGAGGTCTCCGTCGACGGCGGCCTGCGTGAACCCTTCCAGTCGATCTCGAAGAGCCTGCACTTCATCGACCGCCTCCTGCGCACCCACGTCTTTCTCCGCGAGGTTCTCCAGGATGTCCTTCGACTCCAGTCGGCGGATCACCTGCTCCTCGACATGCTGGTCCGTGCCCGTCAGCGACCGGGCCGTGCAGAACTTCGCCCGGCAAACGTAGTTGAGAGACCCACGATTCTTCCCACGGCGCATCATCGCACCACAGACGCCACACCGGGCGAGCCCGGACAGGAGCCACTTCGGCTCGCAGCCCCGGTGCGTAAGGCGTGTCGGGTCGCTCCGAAGTGCAACCAGCCGCCGGTGGTCCTCGACGTCGATCAGTGGCTCCCACGTCGCCGACCCAATCACCTCACCCCGATGCGTGCGCAACCCGGCGTACGTTGGGTTCGCCGCCAGCCGGGTCATCGACACGGGCGCCCACTTCCCTGGGCCTCCGTCTCGAGCTCGCCGCGGCGTCGCGACACCTCTAGCGTTCAGGTCTTTCGCGATCGAGTAAGCGGATTCGCCCGCGAGAAGCCTGCGTGCGATCTCACGGACGATCGGCGCCGTCGCCTCATCCGGGACACGATCGATCGATTCACCGCTATCCGGGTCTCTGACAATCCTGTAGCCGTAGGGCACCTTGCCGTGGGGACGCCCTGCGGACGCGTTCGCCTGCACAGCACGCAGCACACGCTCTCGCGATTGATCGACCTCCTTCTCGGAGAGGAGTGCATCGAGCCCGGTGACGAATCGGTCGTCACCGCGGGAAAGGTCGTACAGCCGGCCGGAGTAACTCCAACTGACACCTCGTTCTGCGCACAGCTCGCGGAGCTGGACGTAGGCGGCGAGGTCGCGCTGCACTCGCGATGCCTCCCACGTGACAAGCACGTCTCCGGCGAGGAGGGTCTCCGTGAGCTGACGGTAGGCCGGCCGATCTTTTCGGGAGTACCGGGACGCCCCGCGGTCGTTGTCGACGAGCACTTCGGCGACGTCCCACCCATTCTTGACGCAGACTGCTCGGCAGTCATTCTCTTGCTCCGCAACGGATTTGCCTCTACCACGCGGGTCGCTCGATACTCGGCAGTAGATGATGGCGCGCAT